ATTCAGTAATTCTTTATTAGTTTTTTTTGGCATAAATATACCAGAAAAACAATTTTTGGAAAAAATATGCCAACAGTAAATACCAGACAAATATTCAAAGATTATTGCCTACGCAGACTTGGTTTTCCAACGATTGAAATCAATGTTGATGATGACCAGGTGGAAGATCGTATTGATGATGCACTGCAATATTGGCAAGACTACCATTTTGATGCAACTCAAAAGATTTACTATGTAAAACAACTTGATGCAACAGATATGGCAAATAAGTATATTGATATGCGTCCCGAGGTTACACTCGATTCATCAAATACAGCAGTAAACATTATTGGTGTGACACGCATATTTCCAATATCAGACTCAATCAATACAAACAATATGTTCGATTTGAGATATCAGCTACGTCTGAATGAGTTATATGACTTCACTTCTGCTTCATACGTAAACTATACACTCACACAACAACACCTACGTTCTCTTGAAATTATGTTCACAGGTGAAGTTCCCATTCGTTTCCAGAGACACATGCACAGGCTTTTTTGCGACTGGGGTTGGGGTTCTACTGTGAACGTGGGAACGCCAGTTATTGCAGAATGTTATGCACTCATTAAACCTGAAGGTTTTGCTGATGTTTGGAATGATCGCTGGCTCAAAGAATATGCAACAGCACTAATAAAAAGAACTTGGGGTAATAACCTTAAAAAATTTGCCGGTGTCCAACTTCCTGGTGGTGTTGTACTAAATGGAGATAAGATTTTCCAAGAAGCAATAGAAGAAATTAAGGCATTGGAAACAGAAATGTTAAATTCTTATTCTTTGCCGGCTGATGGGTACATGAACTAATGGCAACCTCAGTCTACTTTAACAATTACAATTCTTCATCTGAGCAAAGGCTCATTGAGGATTTGATGATAGAAACCATTAAGATTAATGGCGTCGATTGTTATTACGTACCAAATATTAACGAGGCTGCAAGAGATTTACTCTATGGTGAAGATCCACTAAAGAAATTTACTGCTGCATACCCACTCGAACTTTATATCACCAACGTTGATGGTTATGAAGGTGAGAGAGAATTCTTCTCCAAATTTGGGCTTGAAATTCGTAACAACATGTCGGTTATCGTTTCCAAACGTTCTTTCTCACGTTGGGTACCACAAACGTATCACAGACCAAGAGAAGGTGACTTAATTTACATTCCTTTTCTTTCTCAAACAGGTGAAATGTATGAAATTAAGTTTGTAAACTATACCGAAGCATTCTATGTTATGGGTAATAAGTTTCCATTTTTCTATAAGTTGGAACTTGAGAAATTCAAATACTCACAGGAAACAATTGATGTTGGTGTCACACAAATTGATAATATTGTTGCACAAGAAGCATATTCATTGGCTTTAAATGTTAATGTGGCTACAGGAAACGGAAACTTCATAATTGGAGAATCCATACACAACACAGCAAACACGGCATATGGAACAGTAACGAATTGGAACATTACTGATGCAACAATAAAAGTTACAGATTTGTACGGAACTTTTGCAAATAACATTTTAGTCCGAGGCAATACGAGTAACGCGTCATACACAATTACGACAGCACCAGATGAATTATTAAATAATCAAGAACGTGAAATGTATGACAATAAAATAATTCAAACTGAGAGTAATACTTATGTCAACTTCTCAGAAAGTAATCCATTTGGATCAATAACATGACCGTAGAAAATTACACATATCACAAAACAATCAGAAAACTGGTTGTAGCATTTGGCAATCTTTTCAATGAGATTAAACTTGCTCGTTATGATGCAGACGGTAATGAAGTTGAACATTTTTTGGTTCCCCTGGTTTACGGAGGGAAAGAAAAATACGTTTCTCGTTTGGAAGGTGATCCAGAACTAGACAAAAAAGTTCAAATTTCATTACCTATCATGTCATTCGAAATGAACAACATGAATTATGATGCAGGAAGAAAGCTAAACACGAATTTTAACAACATTGCAGCATCGGGTGTTGCATCAACCACACTTTCTGTTTATAATCCAGTGCCATTCGATTTCGATTTTTCACTCTATGCTTATGTACGAAACATTGAAGATGGTGCTCAACTTATAGAAAAAATACTTCCATATTTTACACCAGACTACACAATCAATCTCAATATGATTCCGGAGATGAGTATTGTCAAGCAAATCCCAATCATATTAAAATCGGTTAGCAATGAAATTGATTATGAGGGTGATTATAATACCAAAATTAGAAGTGTGGTTTGGACACTAAATTTTACAGTCAAAGGGTATTTGTATGGTCCGGTCACACAACCGAAAATAATTAGATCCTCTTTCACAAATATAATTACTGATCCATCATTACTCAATTACAATATTGTGGCAACAATGAATGTTGGCGGTTTAGGTAATTATCAAACCGATGAAACTGTATATCAGGGGTATTCATACTTAAATTCTACAGCAACAGCAACTGTTGTTTCTTTTAACTCAACTTCGAGATTGTTAAAATTAAAAGCCTTACTTGGACATTTTGTTTCCGGAGAAAAAATTACAGGCATAACAACAAATGCAAATTGGATTCCAACAAGTTTTAATGTGACATCAAATGCTACTGTACAGATTGTCGTTACACCAAATCCATCAAATGTTATACTACCTAATAACTATACGTACACAGTAACAACAACAAATTCTCCTAATATATAATATGTCCAAATTTGAAAAAAGTATGGCTGAAATTTTTGATGTTTTACCTATAACCGAAGTTTCTAATGAAATTGCAAAAGTAAATTCTAAAACAACGGAGTTTGGTTCTGCCACAAGGCTCGAAGACGATCTGGACCAAGACTATGAAGAATCGAGAAAAACTCTCAAAGATTTGGTAAATAAAGGCAATCAAGCCATTGACCATCTTCTTGCAATTGCATCGGAGTCCGAACATCCTCGTGCATTTGAAGTTGTTGCTGTTCTTATTAAGAACACAGCAGAAGCTAATGAAAAACTTATGGTTATGCAAAAAACAATTCGAGACCTTAAAAATATTAAAAGAACTAGCAACGCAGTCACGGTAGACAAGGCAATATTTGTCGGTAGCACAAGTGAGTTGAGTAAGTTATTGAATGCGAGAAATAATGACGATAGGTAAGGAGTCTTATCGAGATAATCCACTACTAAAAAGAGTTGGAATTGAACATTCATACACACAGGAACAAGTAGAAGAATACATGAAATGTGCGGAAGACCCCGTATATTTTTCAGCAAACTATATCAAGATTGTCAACGTCGATAAAGGTTTGATACCGTTTAAGATGTGGGATTTCCAGAAAGAAATGCTTGCATTATTTCACGAAAACCGTTTCGTAATCACCAAATGTCCTCGTCAGGTTGGTAAGACCACCACTTCAGTTGCATATCTTCTTTGGGTAACACTATTCCAAGACTCTCAAAACATAGCAGTTCTTGCTAACAAAGGTGCTCTCGCTCGGGATATTCTTGCCAAGTACCAGTTGGCATATGAAAATCTTCCTATGTGGCTCCAACAAGGTATCGTTACCTGGAACAAGGGTAATGTGGAACTTGAAAATGGTTCTAAAATCATTGCTGCTTCCACATCATCTTCAGCAGTTCGTGGAGGTGCATTTAACATAGTATTCTTGGATGAATTTGCGTTCGTTCCGGGCAACATTGCGAATGAATTCTTTAACTCAGTTTATCCAGTTATTTCTTCTGGTCAAACTACCAAAATTATCATTGTTTCTACTCCAAACGGAATGAACTTATTCTATAAACTTTGGATGGACGCGGTTAATAGGAAGAACGGTTATAAGACATTCGAAATTCACTGGTCAATGGTACCAGGACGAGATGAGAAGTGGAAAGAAGAAACTATTAAGAACACATCAGTGGAACAATTTAGGCAGGAGTTTGAATGTGAATTCCTAGGTTCTACAAATACCCTTATCTCTGGTTCGAAACTTGGTCAACTCGTGTACAAAGAACCTATTGTTAAACATGAATTACTAGACATTTATGAATATCCAGTAAAAGGTGATGAAGAAAAGACTCAAGAACATATTTACGCAATTACAGTAGACCCGGCAGAAGGAAGGAATCTGGATGCATCCAGTTTCACAGTATTTGACGTTTCAACAGTTCCATATGTACAAGTTGCAAAATACAATTCATCATCAATCTCTCCGGTCCTATTCCCTACTGTCATATATAATACTGCAAGAATGTTCAATAATGCATATGTCCTAGTAGAAATTAACAACACACCACAGATTGCAGATACCCTACATCAAGATTTAGAGTATGAAAATGTAGTGAAGATTGAGACAGGTAACAAAAAAGCACAAGCCATGGGTACCGGTTTTGGTCGCGGTATTCAAATGGGCATCAAAATGTCACCTCAAGTCAAGAGAATTGGATGCTCAAACTTGAAGACATTGATCGAAAATAACAAACTTATTATTAACGACTTTGATACAATATCGCAACTTACCACTTTTGTATCTAGTTCAAACAGTTTTAGGGCAGAGGAAGGCGCAAATGATGACATAGTTATGACTTTGGTGTTGTTTGCATGGATGACAACCCAACAGTATTTCAAAGAAATCGTAAATCACGACCTCAGAAAACAAATGCAGTTAGAATTATTGAACCAATCGGACGAAGAAATGCCGTCATTTGGATTATTTGATGATGGACAAGATAAGAATTACATACAGGAGGGTGGAGATTTGTGGCTTTCGGAAGAAAATTCGAGAGAATTTGATACCTTTTTCAGAGCATAACTACAAATTCAGCAATTCATAAATATAGTATAGGTTATTGCCAAAATAGCATTATATAAAAAAAACAAGGAGACCAATCATGGCATTTCAAATTTCTCCAGGTGTAAGCATATCAGAGGTCGATTTAACAACAGTCGTTCCTGCGGTATCAACTACAGCCGGCGCATTTGTTGGAGATTTCCAATGGGGACAAGCCAACAAAAGAATTCTAGTAACAAACGAAACCGATTTGGTCAGCCAATTTGGTAAACCATCAGCAAACACAATTGACGGTACACAAAATACAGCGGTATCTTTTTTCTCGGCTGCAAACTTTTTAGCATATGGAAACAACCTTCAAGTTGTTCGGGTAGTCGGTACGGGTTCACTTAATGCTACTTCCGGAAACACAGCAATTTTAATTGGTAATGAAGACAATTATGATGACGGAACAACTGCGAATAGCTTTATGGGCACATTTGGTTCTCGCTATGCTGGCGCATTAGGTAACGCAATTAAAGTTGCAGTATGCACAGCAAATGCAACAAATGGTTTTGCTACTTGGGAATATAAATCAAGTTTTTCTTCTGCTCCAGGTACAACACCAACAGTTGCAAACTACAATTCTGGCGCAAATGACCAAATTCACATTGCGGTTATTGATTCGACAGGCGGAATTACTGGAACTAAAGAAACTGTTCTTGAAATTTTTCCATTTGTTTCCCAATGTACAGATGCAGTTTATGATGATGGTACACCAGCATATTACAAAACTGTAATTCGCAATACTTCAGAATACATTTATGCACTGAATAACACTGCTGCTTTCTCCGCAAATACAGATTCGACATTGTCTGCAAACTCATCATATACACCTGCTTTTGGTAACACCAATTTTACACTTTCAAGAGGAAATTCTGTTGTAGCAACGGGTGCAAATATTCGTTCTGGTTTAGATTTATTTTCCAACGTCGATGAAATTGACATTTCTTTGATTATTACTGGTGATGGCATCGACACAACAACACAAAACTACGCCACAGCTATTGCGGCCGCACGTAAAGATTGTGTTGCATTTGTTTCTCCATTCTATTCAAATGTTGTAGGACAAACCGCAAGTGGCGCAACAACTGCCGTTGCAGCTTGGGCTTCTTCATTGTCCGGTACAAGTTACGCATTTGCTGACTCAGGTTGGAAATATCAATTCGACAAATACAACAATCTTTATCGTTTTATTCCATTGAATGCTGATATGGCAGGTCTCTGCGTTCGCACCGATGAAACTCGTGATCCTTGGTTCTCACCAGCAGGTTACTCCCGCGGTGCAGTTAGGAATGTAGTTAAACTTGCATGGAATCCTAATCAGGCTCAGAGAGATACCATTTATTCTGCCGCAGTTAACCCAGTAATTTCTCAACCAGGTCAAGGAACAATCTTGTTTGGTGACAAAACTCTGACAACACAACCTTCTGCATTCAATCGTATTAACGTTCGTCGTTTGTTCATCGTCTTAGAAAAGTCAATTTCTGAAGCATCTAAGTTTTCATTGTTTGAACTAAATGACGAATTTACTCGTTCACAGTTTATTGCATTGGTTGAACCTTTCTTACGTGACGTTAAAGGTCGCCGTGGAATTTATGACTTCCGTGTTGTTTGTGACAAAACAAATAACACTCAACAAGTTATTGACACAAACAAATTCATTGGTGACATTTACATTAAGCCTGCTCGTTCGATCAATTTCATCCAATTGAATTTTGTTGCAGTTCGTTCTGGTGTAACCTTCGGTGAAATCGTTGGTTCTGTCTAATAAATAACAAGATAAAGAGGAGAAAACCATGGCTTTTAATGTAACAGAATTCAGAGCAAATCTGATTGGTGACGGCGCCCGTCCTAACCTGTTCCAAGTCACAATGACTTTTCCAGCATACACTTTAGACCCAGTAAATTCTGGACAAACACTAACATTTCTTTGCAAGACTGCTCAATTGCCAGGATCATCCGTTGGTACTGTTCCACTTTATTACTTTGGACGTGAGTTAAAATTTGCTGGAAATAGAAACTTTGCGGACTGGACAGTCACAATTATCAATGATGAAAACTTCAAAGTGCGTAAAGCATTCGAAACATGGATGAATGGTATTAATTCACATTCAACTAACGTTCGCAATCCTGTTGCGGTAAATACTCTTGGTTATTCAGTTGATGCTAAAGTAGACCAGTTCAATAAAGCTGGTGAAATAATCAAGTCATATAAGTTTGTTGGAGCTTTCCCAGTAGATTTGTCACCAATTGATTTAGATTGGGGTGCCAACGATTCTATCGAAGAATTCTCGGCAACTCTGGCATATCAATGGTGGGAATCTGATACTACTAGCTAATTATACGGGGGAACATATGTTCCCCCTCATGCATTTTTTGAATTGGATACAAAACTAACATGGCACTAAATCTTTTCGGTTTTCAAATTTCGCGTCAAAAAGCTGATGCTGAACAGCAGTCGGCCAAAACGTTTGCTGCGCCTGCTAATGAAGACGGCGCACTTACAATCTCGTCTGCGGCTTACTATGGAACATATGTTGATCTAGACGGAACTGCAAAAAATGAAGTTGAATTAATTTCTCGTTATAGAGAAATGGCTATGCAACCAGAAATTGAATCTGCTATTGATGATATCGTCAATGAGGCAATCGTACAGACGGATAGTGGAAAGTCTATTCGTATTATTATGGATGACCTGAAACAACCAGAAAAAATCAAGAAAGCAATTGAAGAAGAATTTGTCGGCGTTCTACGGTTATTAAATTACCAAAACATGGCCACTGATACGTTCCGTAGATTTTATGTTGATGGTAGACTTTTTTATCACGTAATCATTGACGAAAAGAACCCAACTCTAGGTGTTCAGGCACTTAGATACATCGACCCACGCAAGATTCGCAAAATTCGTGAAGTTAAGAAAGAAAAAGAGGGCACAACATCCGTAGATATTGTTCAGACAGTAAATGAATACTATATCTACAACGATAAAGTGGTGTCAGGGTCTTCTTCTAGTTATGGACCGGTTGGTGTGAGAATTGCTAAAGATGCAATCGTCAACATTAATTCAGGGCTAATGGATTCACGTAGAGCAGCGGTACTATCGTATTTACATAAAGCTATTAAACCATTAAACCAGTTGCGAATGATTGAAGATGCAACCGTTATCTATCGTATCTCCCGTGCGCCAGAACGTAGAATTTTCTACATTGACGTTGGTAATTTACCAAAGTTAAAAGCGGAACAATACCTCCGCGACATTATGGTCAAGTACAAAAATAAACTTGTATATGATGCACAAACAGGTGAGATTCGTGATGACCGTAAACACCTCTCAATGATGGAAGACTTTTGGTTACCTCGCCGTGAAGGTGGAAAGGGTACCGAAATCACTACACTACCTGGCGGACAAAATCTTGGTGAATTGGAAGACGTAAAGTATTTCGAAAAAAAATTATATAAGTCTCTTAACGTACCAGTTTCTCGTTTAGATCCAAATCAATCAGGATTCTCTTTAGGCCGTGTTGGTGAAATTTCTCGGGACGAAGTTAAATTTGGTAAGTTTGTCGACCGTCAACGTCAAAAGTTCTCTGAAATTTTTGGGCAAGTTCTCCGTGTACAATGTGTTCTTAAAGGTATCTGTACTGCTGATGAATTCGACGAATTTAAAGAGCATATCTATTACGACTTTATTAAAGACAATAATTTTGCTGAACTTAAAGAAGCAGAATTGGTACGTGAACGATTGTCGCTATTGGGTTCAGTTGATCCATATGTTGGTCGCTACTACTCAATGGAATGGATTCAACGTAACGTACTGCGTCTAACAGACGAGGATATGAAGCTGATGCGTAAACAAATTGATACCGAAAAGGCTGCTGGCTTAATTATGGACCCAATGGAAATTGCACAGCAGGGACAACAAGAGTTAACGAATCCTGATGGTGCTGGATCAAGCGGAGGTGCATCAGGAGCGGCGCCAGCGGATACTACACCAGCAGCACCTACCCCAGCTTCATCGGCGGTTAAAGGCGATTTAAGTTTGAAAGAGTCTTATTCACCATCGTTGCGTATGATTCAACGTTTGATATAAATATTTAATTGTTATTGGAGTTTAAAATGGAAAATGAAAATATTAAAGCTGTAGTAGATCACGGATTTAATGATGATGCAGTAAACATGAAAGCAGCACTATATGACGCAATTAATGATAAGATTTTTGCCGCTATTGAGCAACGCAAAGAAGTTGTGGCTCAAAGTTTAGTTTCACAAAACGAACCGGAATAATGAAAAGTTTAAAAGATTTTCTTCAGAAAACCATTAAAGAGGACGGCGCTCCCGACCTCAATGGAGATGGTTTTCTTTCACCTGAAGAACTTCACAAACACCTAGACATACAAGATCGTGGTGTTGTTGATATGGGTGATTATGCTGCACACGTACTTTTTCATGCACATCATCCAGAATACTTAACAAAAGTCACCGAAACATTTAATGATGTTCAACGTAGACATGCTGCGGGAGAAGAAGTTTCAAAAGATGATCCATTTATGAACAAGATGAAAGTGAATTGTGCCCTTAATGCATCTTCATATCCAGTATATGAAGGTAGAACGGGCAGAAACCATGAATTGGATCCACCAGCAGTTTTGATTATGCGAAGAAAATCTGTAAGACAATTTCCAAACGGTCAACGAGTTGCACTCTATTATGTGGATAAAATTAATAAATATGTAACAGTGCCATATGAAGATATGCAGTGGTCTACTTCCGAAGAAACGGTCTTAGACAAGGTTACGCAAGTTTTCGAAAGTAAAAATAAAATGTTTGTTGAACATCTCGACGGTTCAACTTCGGAGATTACACCACAAATTGCGAGACAAATGGTGGAACTTTATAAAAAAATTAATGAGGCTAATAAAGCAAAGATGGCTGATATGTTAGAAGCATCTGCAAAACATTTTCAAACAATCGCGAAGTTTTCTAAGGAATAAAAATGGCAAATGTATTTGGAATTAATGTACTAAAAGACGATACACAACATGTTGTTATTAAATTAACGGCTAGATTTGACGGCTCAGGTCAAGAAGCAAATACAGGACGTATTGTTGCCAACACACTATCTGGTGCTTTAGCAACTAATAGTTATCTTGTGGCTAACACACAAGGTGGTTCTGCAAATACTACATTACCATATTATGGTTTGGCTATAAATCGTCTGTGGTATGATTGCTCTACATCTGCAAACGCTGATGTAGACTTATTTTGGTCCGCAACGGCATCAAACACAGCATTCTTCTTGAATGGTAATGGTGAGTATGATGGTGCTGGTAACTGGCTTACAATTCCAAATCCAACAGCAGGTGCAGCAGGTTCAAACGGTAATATGGGTATCATCACACGCGGTATGTCGAACGGAGACAGTTACACAATTATTTTGGAACTACGTAAAGATAATGCATATTATCAACGCGGGCAGTTCAATGATCCAGCAGCATTCAACTATGGAGATTATGGACTAAAACCATAACATTCAAATGAAATTAATCAAAGAAATTAATGAAACGGTTAATTATTTAACCGAAGATAAAGACGGTAAGAAAATTCTTCACATCGAAGGACCCTTTCTTGTTGCAGAAAAGAAAAACAAAAACGGTCGTATATATGAGTTCAATACTCTGAGAAAAGAAGTACACCGTTACACAGAAGATTATATCAATAAAAATCGTGCATTCGGTGAATTAGGGCATCCTGATTCTCCAACAATCAACCTTGACCGAGTTTCTCACATGATCACAGGATTAAGAGAAGAAGGAAATCATTGGATTGGTAAAGCAAAGATTCTTGATACACCAATGGGTAACATTGCAAAAAATCTTGTCGAAGGTGGAGCACAATTAGGTGTTTCTTCTCGCGGCATGGGTTCACTTAAAATGGTCAACGGAGTTAACGTTGTTCAACCCGATTTCTATCTAGCCACAGCGGCAGATATTGTAGCTGATCCATCAGCACCAGGCGCTTTTGTGCATGGTATTATGGAGGGTAAAGAATGGATGTTAGTAAATGGAATATGGACCGAACAAAATCAAGAACAAGCTATTGTTGCAGTTAAAAGAGCATCTAGCAAAGATATTGAAAAGGTTTCATTAGACATTTTTGAATCCTTTCTTAGAAAACTTTAATATTATAAATATCCACATATAAACCAAGGAGACACTTAAATGGTTAAGAAGTTCAATTTATCCGAAGCCGCTGCTGACATTCTAAATAACAGCGTAAATTCAAAACGTAGTGGTCAAGACGGCCCTTCAAAGTTAGCGGGTGATGTTGCATACGGCACTAAAGATGCTGGCGACATTGGTACTCAAGTTACTAAAACGACCGATGGTGCACCTGATGCAACCAGAGGTGTACCCACATCTACTGCTCCAGGCGCGAGACCACCAGTTGGTGCTCAACCAGGTGGAAAGCTGTCGGGTCAACCAGGAGAACAAGGTTCTGCTGAACAACCTGAAGGCAAAAAAGGCACACAAAAAATGGCCAAAAATGCTGGTGCAACATTCCAGTCTTATGATGGACAAAACGAAGAAGTTGATGAAGACGGCAACATGATCGAAGAAGAAGATCACGAAGACGAAGCACAGGACAAAAAAATGATGAAGAAGATGATGAAAAAAGGTATGAAGGAAGACATTGATGCTCTATTACAAGGTGAGCAACTATCCGAAGAATTCGTATCCAAAGCAACTACAATTTTTGAAGCTGCCGTCATTTCTCGCGTAGAACAAATTGCGGAAGAAGTTGAATCTCAACTACAAGAGCAATTCGAACTTGCTGTCGAAGAATTAAAAGAAGATTACGCAACTAAAATTGATGACTACCTGAACTACATGGTAGAAGAATGGATGACAGACAACCAATTGGCTGTTGATTCAGGTCTACGTTCAGAAATCACCGAAGATTTCATCAATGGTTTGAAGAATCTATTCACAGAACACTACATTGATCTACCAGAAGAAAAGGTTGATGTTGTTCAAGAAATGGCTGACAAAGTTGAAGAACTTGAAGCTAAATTGAACGAAGAAATTTCTCGCTCTATTGGTTTCCGTAAAGAAATCAATGAACAAAAGAAAAACTTGGCCATCCAAACAGTTTGTGAGGGTCTAACGCAGACTCAGCACGAAAAACTTAAGTCACTCGCAGAGAGTGTTGAGTTTACGTCTGAAGAAGAATTTACAGAAAAACTAGGCACATTGAAAGAAGCATATGCTCCTTCTACTGTTAAGTTTGCTGATAAAGCTGCACTCGAAGAAGGTGTTGAAGTACCAGAAGAAAAGCCTGCACGTAGATCGTCCGGTGATGCTCTGATTGACGCCGCTGCTCACGCAATCTCAAAATCTGTAATTAAATAAATAAATTACAATCACTAATAAAATAGGAGTACCTAATGTTACTATCAGAAGAACTTAAAGCAAAATGGGCACCAATTTTGGAACATCCAGAATTGGAAGCAATTAAGGACCCATACAAGAAGGCCGTAACGGCTATGGTTCTTGAGAATCAATCTCAAGCAATGGCATCTGACCGCGCTCAAATGGGCCTGTTGAATGAAACCATTTCTTCACCTGGTCCAGGAAACGCAACTGGCGCTTCTATCGCCAACTTCGATCCAATCTTGATTTCCTTGGTTCGCCGTGCATTGCCAAACCTAATCGCATATGACGTTGCAGGTGTTCAGCCAATGACAGGACCTACTGGTCTTATCTTTGCAATGCGTGCCAAGTATGCAGGTCAACAAGGTACAGAAGCATTCTTCAATGAAGCTAATACTCAGTTCGCCGGTATTGGTTCCGACACAAACCGTTTCGGTTTTGCAAACACCACCACTGGTGACACATTAACCAACCCAGTTGGTAACGGTTTCACAACAGCTAACACATTCACAACCGGTATCGGCATGTCTACGGCTGCTGCTGAATTCTTGGGTTCTGACAATGGTACAGCGAATGCAGCATTTGCACAGATGGCTTTCTCTATCGAGAAGGTTACTGTAACTGCTCAATCCCGTGCGTTGAAAGCTGAATACTCACTAGAACTTGCACAAGACTTGAAAGCAATCCATGGTCTTGATGCTGAAACAGAATTGTCTAACATTCTGTCTACAGAAATTCTAGCTGAAATCAACCGTGAAGTTATCCGTACAATCTACACTGTTGCTAAGAACGGTGCTCAATACGGTACAACTACTGCTGGTACATTCGACTTAGACACCGACTCTAACGGTCGTTGGTCTGTTGAACGTTTCAAGGGTATGATTTTCCAAGTTGAACGTGATGCTAACGTTATTGCAAAAGAAACTCGTCGTGGTAAAGGTAACGTGATGATCGTATCATCTGACGTTGCTTCCGCTATGGCAATGGCTGGTGTGTTGCAATACACTCCTGCTCTTTCTGCTGACCTACAAGTTGATGACACAGGTAACACCTTCGCAGGTTTGCTCCACGGTCGTATCAAAGTGTATATCGACCCATACTTTGGTGGATATACATCCAACCAAGAATTGGTAACTATCGGTTATAAGGGTTCTTCTCCTTATGACGCTGGTCTATTCTACTGCCCATACGTTCCTCTACAAATGGTTCGTGCAGTTGATCAGTTCACATTCCAACCAAAAATTGGATTTAAGACTCGTTACGGTATGGTTGCAAATCCATTCGCGGCTGGTCTTGCTGCCGACAATGGTCAATTGTACTCTAAGCGTAATGCATACTACCGTATCTTCCGCGTAGCGAACTTGATGTAATTGAGTTAGAGAAACAAACCCCCAGAAAGAGGGGTATTTCAAAAAGGAGTTCTAGGACTCCTTTTTTTTGGCTCCTAAATAGAGATATAACATAGGAGTTACAATGAGTGGAATAATCACCAAACCAAGCAATACTTCATTAGTGCAACCCACAAAATATTTGCTTTCTTTTCCTGAAATTTCAGATACAATATATTTTTGTCAGAAAGCAAATCTTCCTGGTGTCCAACTAGGTATAGCTGAACAACAAACTCCAAACCTTAATTTATATCACTCGGGCACAAAAATATCATACAACACGCTCGACATTTCTTTTATGGTAAATGAAAATCTCACCGCATGGACACAGATATATAAATGGATGGTTGATCTCTCCTCGGTTGAAAGTTCATATACAAAAAGAAAAGCAAACAAGAAACAAGCGATTCTTACTATATTGTCAAACTTGAATAATCCTAAGATGAGAATTAAGTTTACAAATCCATTTCCAACCTCTCTAACAGATTTAGAATTCGATACTACACTATCA